CGGTGTGTGTTGGTTTAATCTTGGAAACATACTCGTCAATTTTGCCGCAGACGTTGGCAATTATTAGGTTTGTGTTGTCTGTGTCAATCTTGGAGAGATCAGACGTGTGAACGACGTCGTAAATAATGGAATTGCAATCCAAATAAAGGTTGTTTGCGACAATTTTTGCGGAACTGATTTTTTTAATTATTTTAGAATGATTTTTAACGATGTATGAAAAATAACTTGGAATTCCCATTTAGTTATATTATACGTGTAAATGTATTTAATATATTATATATATATATTGTACCAAACATTACATATTAAGATTTACACCCTTGAAGATTTAAAACGCCGTTTTTTGAAAATATAATAAAAAAGATATAAATATTTATTATTATATATAGTATCGTAGGTGAAATTCCTACTTATTGATTTTACACTTTTGATTATTTTTTACTCTGTGAAAACGGCGTTTTAAATCTTCAAGGGTGTAATGTGTAAAACAATCACACCACACCAACAATAATAAATGTATGCAAACAACACAAACAAATATAATATCAAATATATTATAATATTATATAAGAATAGAAGGAAATATGGAAATTAAAGACAAACTTGTAAAAAACAAGGTCACTCATAAAACAAATCCAGAAGTAATTAACCTCATTGAACAAAAATTGGATTTTTATAAAAATATTCTACAAAAAACATATATATATATTCAACATAACAAAAACCGCAATATATTAACCGTCAGTGATGTTGGATCATGTATAGAAAAATTGAACAAAATAAATGAAAATATTCACAAATTTTTACTCAACAGTTTAGACGTAACTATGTTGACAAATAATCTTCAAACAATAAACAACGAATTTTCAATTTTAATGAAAAATTACGGAACCCATAGTTTAGATGATTTATTATTAACATGTTTTGGTAAAAAATATAACCTGTTTAACGATGTGGAATGTATTAAAAAATTAAATATATTAACTAAATATTTTCACCCTACAAGTTATAAAGTAATCGAAAAGGTCGAAGACGCTAAATCATTTAAATTAACTTGTGTTGATTTAAACATTTCAAACGACAACTTTTTTATGAAAACAAATGGAATAAATTTAATTGTTTACAACGAGACATCGAATAATGGGTTAATTATATCTGGATATTTGGATGACTTAAATTTAGATTATCTCCACGAAGATTACATAACAACCAAACATAAATGGATTATTGATAATAAACATAATGAAAATATTGAAGAGCACGAAGTGTTTGAACATTTTTTATCGTCGTTGGTTTTAAAGGATTATTTATTATGTGGTGAAGATGACAACTACATTTTTCATAAATATAATGGATATATAACTTGTTCTTCCAAAATGAGACAAAACCAGTTGTCGCAAGTGATTAAAGATTTTACGAACGAAGAATTATTTTCTAAAAGATACTCATTAATAAGTCTTTTAATTGACCCAACAAATTACGACGCCCAATATTTATCTTATTTGTTATATGACCTCCTTACGAACGAACCCAACGATAAAAATGAAATTATTGATACAGAGCAACAAAAAATATTGTATGATAGTTTCCCGATGACCATTAAAAAGCATTTTAAATTGGCAATGAAAAAAACAATTCAATATACAACAAACTTGTTGAATTATGATGTGAATAAAATTCCTGTGGAACAGCAAATCTGTTTAATGAAAACAACCGACGATGTAAAAGAAAAGGCGTTGATTAAATTAAAGGAAGTTAAATCAAAAACGGAAGATTCTGGTTCAAAGGCAAGGCAATATTTGGACGGTCTGTTAAAGATTCCTTTTGGAATATATAAGAAGGAAGAGATTTTAACGGTGATGGATAAAATTAGGTTAAAGTTTTTAGATACCTTCGTGGTGAACGACATTAAAAATAACATTCACGAAATTCCAACAAAGGACAAATATACAAACGTGGAAATTTTAAAATATACTTCATTAATTCGAGATAAAATGAATTTGGAAGACCCGAAACATTCAATAGAACACCTTTTAAATCATTTAATAACTGGGAAAAAAAATAAACTTGTTAATAATATTCTGGAGTTAAATGTATTGTTGATAAATAATAATTTTACTGAACAACTTAAACACTCTGTGTCAAATAAATCTCAACTAATAAAACAAATGAACGAATTTTGCGATTTGGCTAAACTTCCAGAAAATGCGAATTTGTTTAAATCGGCGTGCGACAAGTTTATGAAAATACCAATAAAAAACAACAAAATAAATCAATCAATTAATAGCATAAAAAAAGATATGGAATTCATATCTAATTATATTGCCACGGCAAAGACAACTCTCGACGAATCCATCCATGGACACGAAAAGGCAAAAAAACAGATTGAATTGATTTTAAGTCAATGGATAAACGGAAGTCAAGAGGGGTATTGTTTTGGATTTGAAGGTCCGCCTGGCGTTGGGAAAACGTCGTTGGCCAAAAGAGGGTTGTCAAATTGTTTGAAAGATGAAAATGGGGATAGCAGACCGTTCGCAATGATTCAAATGGGCGGCGATAGCAACGGAAGCACCATTCAAGGTCATAATTATACATATGTAGGTTCAACATGGGGGTCTATCGTTCAAATTTTGATGGACAAAAAATGCATGAACCCGATTATATTTATTGATGAAGTAGATAAAATAAGTAAAACAGAACACGGGAGAGAAATTGTAGGGATACTAACGCATTTATTGGACCAAACACAAAATGATTCGTTCCAAGATAAGTATTTTAACGGAATAGATTTGGATTTGTCCAAAGCGTTGTTTGTGTTATCTTATAATGACCCAAACGCAATTGATAGCATTTTGTTGGACAGAATTCATCGTGTAAAATTTGACTCTCTCAATTTGGAAGATAAATTAACTATTTGTAAAACCCACATACTCCCAGAAATTTACACCAAAAATGGATTGGACGGAATAATTTTTATGAGCGATGAAGTTATTACTTTTGTAATAGAAGAGTACACGATGGAGTCTGGCGTTAGAAAATTAAAAGAGGTTCTATTTGAAATAGTTGGAGAGATTAATTTAGAAATACTACAAAATTACGAAACGGTGGTGGATTTTCCAATTAATATTACTAAAGAGGACTTGCGCAATAAGTATTTTAAAGATAAACGTGAAATAATCATTCGAAAAGTACCCGAAGTTAAAATGGTTGGTTATGCGAATGGCATGTATGCGACTTCTTTGGGAAACGGAGGCACCTTGCCAATACACGCCAAACTATTCCCCGCACCTCAGTTTTTAGAACTTAAATTAACTGGACTTCAACAAGATGTAATGCGTGAAAGCATGCACGTTTCACTAACCGTTGCGTGGAATTTGACGAACAAAGATAGACAGCACGAATTGAGAAAATTGTACGACGGTGAAAATAATAAATACGGTATCAACATTCATCCGGGGGACGGTTCCGTCCAAAAAGATGGACCAAGTGCGGGGGGGATTATAACGGTTGTTTTATACAGTTTATTAAACGATATACCTATTAGACCCAAAATTGCGATGACTGGCGAAGTTCAAATGACCGGCGACATTACCGCAATAGGAGGGTTGAATTATAAAATTTTGGGTTCAATAAAGGCGGGGGTTACCGAATTTCTTTACCCCAAAGAAAATAAAAAGGATTTTCACGAGTTCTATGAAAAATATAAAACAGACACCCTTCTAACTGGTATTATTTTTCACGAAATTAGCAACGTAAGCGAGGCGTTGGAAATAATGTTGCATAAATGAAATAATGTTTGGATAAATAGGTGAATTTCATTTGTGTCTCAATAATATTATTGATACAATAATATTATTATACAATACTATATGGGCACCGTGAAAAATATAAAACAAACAGGAGGCGACAAAACACCGTTGAAATTATTTCAACCGATGGATATTATAGTTTCACTTTCATTTTTCTCTCCAATTATAGTTGCCTTCTCGGTAACGTCGTTATCATTTATTTTTCAAAATTGGAAAGGGATTATTTATTTAGGATTTCTTGTAGGATTTTGTTTATTTAGGAGTTATGTTTACTCATCTAGTGGGAGCGAACCAACCATAGATGATGATACTGTTTGCACATCTATTCAATATTCCAAATACGGAAATCCAACATTTAGTTCTTTTGTTTTTGCGTTTACGATCGTTTACCTATCGTTGCCCATGTTTAGCAATGGATCTCCAAATTTATTAATATTTACATCTTTATTGGCATATTTTATGACGGATATGTTTATTAAGCAGTATAAACAATGTGTAGTTAAAATGAGTGAATTGTTTTTAAATGTTTTATTGGGGGCGGCGTCTGCCGCATTAATAGTTACGTTGATGTATTCGGGCGGTTCTGGCGAGTATTTGTTTTTCAACGAAGTTTCCAGCAATAAAGATATTTGTTATCAGCCGTCTAAACAGACCTTTAAATGTAGTGTTTATAAAAACGGGGAACTTATTGGAGATGCTAATTAATCGTGTTATATTTCACAAATGTCGAATTTAATTATAATTATTAAATTCATCATTTTTTATTTTCATCGTCTATTTTGTTTGGATTTTTGTTAGACATCAACAATGGTACTTCTTTTTTTTGTATGAATGCTAATATATTTTTTTGCATGAACGATTTAAATTCATTAACGACTAATTTTCGCTGAAAAGATTCGTTTAGAAGTTGCATGTTCCCTTTGGTATGGTAATTTTGAATAAACCTGTTAATAGTGGTTACAATGTTGAAATTTTTGTAAACATCTATATTTGAAAAATTGAATAATGGTTTTCTTTTTTTTGCGTTTACGTAGTTGTGAAAAATATAAAATGTTTTTTTTAGGTCGGATTTATTTTTTAAATCAGTAATTTTAATTTTCGCTAAAAAATTTGTCGCATCTTTGGAACACTCAGGACAAGGTAGATTTTTACATATTCTTACAAACATTTGGAACAATGATGGTCCAATTTTATTATATGCGTCTTCACGTAGTTTTTCAATCAATACATGAAATAACGTCCATACTGGTGGTCCCCATACTTCAGGTTTAGGCATTATTAGTATATTTAAATATAATAAATTTAAAGATTATTCGCGTTATTACTATATGACAAATTACGTTATTGAAGATAATATTAATTTTTATTCAGAATTAACTAAAATATTGGACCAACCAGAAAACGAAAATGAAGACAATTGTTGTTTAATTACACATCAACCGTTAACAGATAAATATTTTATGATGAAATGCGGACATAAGTTTAATTATATACCTCTATACAACGACATTAAAAATCACAAACAAAAATTTAATATAATGGAAAGAATTAAATTGAAACGAGATGAAATAAGATGTCCTTATTGCAGAAATAAACAATACGGTTGTTTGCCGTATTATGAGGAATTTGGACTGGATAAAATTGGCGGCGTTAATTGTATCGTGGATGATACACAAAACACCATTTTAATTGATTATTGCAATTATGAAACACATAATCCACTATATGGAAACGGAAACCCTAATGAACCTCATCATTTCACGTGTCATTCTTATGGGTGTAAAATAAATTATCAAAATGGAGTTGTAGAGGGGGAAAATTATGGAGATGAAAAACATTATTGTTGTTACCATAAAAAAATAGTTGTTAAAAAATACAAATTAGACGCCAAAAATAAGGCCAAGGAAGAGAAGTTGGCTGCGACCGCAAAGGCCAAGGAAGAGAAGTTGGCGGCTACCGCAAAGGCCAAGGAAGAGAAGTTGGCGGCTACCGCAAAAGCCAAAGAAGAGAAGTTGGCGGCTACCGCAAAAGCCAAAGAAGAGAAGTTGGCGGCTACCGCAAAGGCCAAAGAAGAGAAGTTGGCGGCTACCGCAAAAGCCAAAGAAGAGAAGAGGGCGGCTACCGCAAAGGCCAAAGAAGAGAAGTTGGCGGCTACCGCAAAAGCCAAGGAAGAGAAGTTGGCGGCGACCGCAAAAGCCAAGGAAGAGAAGTTGGAAGCGTCCGCAAAAGCCAAAGAAGAGAAGTTGGCGGCTACCGCAAAAGCCAAGGAAGACAAACTAAAATAAC